GGTAGCGTTGCGATATACTCTGGAGTTATTTCTTCATCTCCTCCACGTTCATTAAATAAATTACTAAAGCCTTTTCTTACGGTGTCAAGTATCCGTAAATACAACGGGTCAACAGTATCGTTTTTCATCTTTTCTTTCTCCTCCCATTGATTTGATACTTTTTAGAGTTTTTAACCAAGGGAACTTAGCCCAAATTCTTTGATACGTTTCTTTATTTTGTTGATATAATCTTTCTCTATTTTTTTTACGCCATTTAATCAAATCCTCCTTTCTTTTATGTGGCATCATCTTCCTCTCTTAATTTAATTAACTCTGAGATTCTTTTAATATCGAAATTCATCATGTTTTTAATATGTACTAAAACTGAACGCTGCCCTTCTCGGTAAATCATCACATGGGGTTGCTCTAAATAAAGCGTTGATTGATTCACAAAACACATCTTTTCTAAGTCCTCTAATATCTTCGCGCCATCCTTTCCGCTGAATACAGAAATGTATCTTTGCTTTAAGAGTTTTATTTTATCGAGTTGCTTTTGCTGCTTCACCCTTCCCTCCTTTCAAGGCTTCTACGCCTTCGCCTACTTTGGTCATAGCCTCACCGCCGAGGTTAGCCTGTTCTAATGCTTGCTGGATTTCTAATTGCTTAGCGCGCTCCTCTCGTATGACTTTTATCTCATCATCGCTTCGCAGAATCTTAGATGATGTGTTAAATATATCAGCTAATTCACTACGGACTTCATCGTAATTAATGCCATCTTTTACTAATGGTTCAATCTCATACATCTCACGAATCGCAAGTAATAAGTCAGTAATCGAGCGTGCTTCGGATGCTCGTTGTGCTTTTGCTAAAGGTGAGATATACTCAATCTGGTAATCAGAGGTTTGCTCCAATAACTCATCAGGCGGGGGCGGTAACTTGCCATCACGCATTAGTATGTTAAAAGTTCGGGTGATTATCGGGTCAAGTAATTCGTGCATCAACCTACCGAGTACCGGGCCGAGAATTAACATCTTTTCATTTACCCGCTCTATAACCTCAGTCGCGGTCATCTTGGGATTATCCGCTAACATCAAAAACAAATCAACAAAGAATGTGCGCTTGATACTTTCTCTGCGCTGGTTCTGCATTTCTAAACTTAAATTGGATTTCGTGTTGACGTTTAATATCTCAATCTTATCATCTGGTTTTCCTTGTAGCTTATAATTAACTGCGCCAGCATGAGTCTTGAACGGAAGCAGATAACCATCATGCGGAAGGACTAAAGGCGGATCTTCGTCTTTCTGCGCTGTCTTGATAGTAGTCTTTGACATCTGGTTCAACATTTTAATATCAGCCAAACACATCGAGACAGGACTATAAGCGTATTCCGAATCAGAGACTTTATAGAATCGTGGAATAGCGAAAGGAAACTCTTCATACCCGCCTTCCGATAAAACCTTCTTAGTCTTAGGCTCTATGTAAAGCGAGGCGAACGGCATATTCTTAGCATCTTTCTTTCTGATGTTTCGTTCCTCTCTTGGTAAGACAACATGAAGAAATAGTATTGGTTCTTCAATCTGTTTACCTTCAAGTTTATCCATTATTGTTTTTCCCGCGTTATCTCCCCATTTCTGATATGCCTGTCTCGCGGTAAAAGTAAACAACCGGTAAACAGTATCAACTTTGCCCTTGTCATTAACAAGAAAGTAAATCTCCGACATGTGGCGGGTGTGGAATACGATACCGTTTTCGATGTCGCTCTCTGAATATAAAGCTGATGTACCGAATACCGAGAAGTCTATATAACATTCATGTATTTGCTGGTTGAAGTTGGATTGATTGAGGAAATCAAATATCCCATCTTCACTATCTTTGAGCCAGTCTTTAATCTTTTTATTCTTTAAGAGTTTTTTATTCTTCATGCCAAGCGCAAACCATCGGGATGTGGGATTGGTGAGATAACTATGCAATCCCGCGGCCAAGACTTGAACGGCCTGAATAGCCGTTGAATCATATATATCTGTCTTTAGCTTTGTGCCGGGAGTGCGAATCTTGGTAACAATGGCTTTCTGCGGTAAAGCATAGTCTGAGCAATCTTGCCAGTGATTATCCCAAGTGATACGGTTTGATTTAATAGTATCGAATCTTTTGACTAAAGCATCAATGCTTAGATTTTTAGGCATTTTCTTTTTCAAACCTCTTTTTTAATGCTTCGTGGCATTTCTTTTTACTACAAGCATCATAACAATAAATAAAAGCAATGTAATTTTGATTTCATTTTCCATCATCCACCAAGCAATCTCTTCTTCCCCACCTTCGGAGCAGTCAATATCCCTCTTGGTGATGTAAGAATTGTCGAGCGTTGCTTTTCTTTCGTTGTACCTGTGCCAGTCAATTTCTTCTTTTCTGTTTCTTCTAGTTCCTCAACAGATGGCGGAGGCGCTGGAGTTACTGATGGCTTAGGCGCTGGCGGTTGTTGGAATGATGGTACCTTAGAACTACCAAAAAGAAAACTCATGGGTTATTCCCTCCAAAAATCAATTTCTTCTTCTTTTGTTAATGCGTCAACACCGCATACTCATTATCTGATGTACGAGGTAGATTCCTGTATTTGCTTTGCATCCCACCGAAGAAAGGAGCTGTGGCAATCTGACTTTGCATCGCTAATGCGTCGACTAAATCAATATACAAACTCTTGATAGCGTCCTTAGTTACGCCCGCAAGCTCAGACTCAAGCTCAAGTAACCACTCAGCTTCTTGTGAGAACCATATCGTATGAGCTTTAAATCTTGGCTGTAACATTTTGATACGCTCTAACTTTGACCCTGCTTTCGCGTGTTCGATAGGGACAATATCAAAAAAGATGTTGCGCTTCTGCATCTCTTTGTAAATGAATGGCTCTATGACCTGCTTGAACATTCCCTTTTCAATTCCGAATATCTTTAACTGCCATTTTGTTACGGTGTCAAACATCTTGTCTATTAACTCCGCTGAATCCCAACGGCCATAAGGAACGTCAACAATATTCCATTGGTTATCCTCATTGACGCAATTAACTACGATAGCCCTATAACATGAGGCTAAGTCTGTACTTGAGGCGGGGTCAAGCGTAGCGAATCTGTTTGTCTTTTCGATTATCTTATCAACTGCCGCTGTAGTGAAATAACGATAGTCATGTGGATTAAATACTCTTGTCTCTAGGCTCACGGCTTCGCACATTCGTTCACGAAGCCAGATGTCCAGTTTACCCATTTCTCGGAAGGCTGCCTTCTCCTTCTCGATTGCTTCTATTGTGTATTTAGCTGGCCATGAACTCTTGCCGTCTTTCATCTGCGGCATCTTTCGAGTCTTAAAACCTAATTGCTTTGCGTTAGCGAATACTCTTTCAATAATAGATTTCTCTCCTAAGTTATTCCCAATTAAGAATATCCTTGTATGCTGACCTAAAAATAAGACATCAGATAAAAACCAATCCCAATCCGTAGTTTGAACAGTTTCACTCTTTGCGTCTTCTACATCTTGAGGATCATCAATCAAAACTATTAACGGCCTTCTGTCTCTATTAGCTAAACCTCTTATTGAAGCTCCCTTACCGTAAGCCTCAATGCGCACATTTATAATCTTTCCATCTTCAGCAATCCTATCAACTGAGTAAACTTCTCCTGATTCTTCAAGAACCTTTTCACAATTAGCTTGGATTATTAGATTTGATTTAGCTTCGTTCTCTATTTCTCTTAAAACATTACGAGCTAGAGTAGCGTTTTTCTTTATGAATACGATATAATCTCTTTTGGTGCTTGGGAACATTAACGCGTAAAGAGGAAAGCTACGGAGGATGTAGTTAGTTTTTGCTGATTCTCTAAAACCTTGTATTGCGATATGCTCTGAATCTTTTAAGAGTAAATCAGACCAATCTTGGTGGAATGGCGCTGGCGCAACTTCTTTCTCTGAATTAGTAAGAAGTATATGCCGGAAGTTAATTAAACCTTGCTTTGCTTTCTGAATTGCTGCTATTAACTGCTGTGCTTTTGTCATCGACGCCTGCTTTTTGGATGATGTTCTGAACGAATATTTGAATCGCTGGAAGTGGTAATACGTCTGCTTCTTTCTTATCCCGCCAAACATCAGGTTGTCTATTCTTCAACCAAAATATCTGAGCCGTTACATCTGGAATGATTAGCTTGGTAATTACTTTATTCGTAACTAACTTATCATAATTGTACTTCATTGAAACCCTTTGACCATCTTCGTATTCGATTATTTGCTCAGGCTCTCTTGTTATCTCATCGTAATTAAATCCAATCGCTCTTTTATAAAGGCATTTCTCAACTTTTAAATCGGCTTCTTTCTTCCACTCTTTTAGGGACTCGAAAAATTTTAGATGCTTTTTCTTATAATTGTTTAAACTCGCTACGTTTATACGAAAAAAGTCTGAGACTTGCTTATCATCCCAACCAGAGAGAACTAGCTTCTTTAATTGTTCAAGATTAATCTTGTAAAATTTGGTAGGTTGTCCTGCTTTTCTTTTCATCTCTTATTTAATATCTCTAAATACCATGTTCCATATTGCTCATAAATTATAAACTCATCTTGTGCATAGACTACAATAGGCTTAGAGTGCATATCTACTACTGGACAATCAATACTTTTTCTTTTTTCCACTTTACCTGCTGGATAAATAATACAATTTTTCAATTCTTTACCCATCTTTTTGGCTTTCTTCATATTGTGCCCCTACTTACTATTATATAGAAAATTTTACTGCTTGTCAACTTCTTGGGTGGATTTGTCTAGTTCAAGGAAGGTTTTGTCGTCGAGGATTGTCGACATTTTGTTATCACGAATTTTTTCATGGATAGAGCGTATGATACGGGATTTTTTGGCGAGCCTCTTTATATAGTCTAAAGATTTCAATTCATAAGTTCCTTTTTACCATTTTTTCTTAAACCCTACCATAATTAAGGATATACCACCTTATCGTTTAACGCTCTTTCATGCCGATGATTATCAAGTTTGTGTTCTTGTAAAATAAATTTATCTTCTTGTGCAACTTTTAAAGTATTAATATATTTCCTCAATTCTATCATTTCTTCTTTTATCGGTACTAATTGCATCATAACATGAGCGGAAATATCTAATGGCTGCATGAATCTCATCAATGCGGCTACGCTACCACAAGCTAATATTATTGCTATTAAGAATGATTTTATATCTTCTTTGCTCATGTTTGCCCCTTTCTTTTAATCCCACATATCTTACAATGTGCAGGACTGCCTAATCTCATGGCTCGCCAAATGTGGTTTTTTTTCTTGCAAAATATACTTTGAAGCATATCATTTATTAGAGCTTTAATCGACCTCATCCTATGCACCCTTTATCTATCTCTATTTAAAATTTTATGGGCTTCTTTCTTATCCATTGCACCTACACGACACCAACTCTCAAAATCTTTGACTTTTTTACCACTTTTTATTTCGTTTTGATTGAATTCCCATGGTGAAATCGAATGACTTTTTGCAATTCTTATAAATTCTTCTTCACTCAAACCTACAAACTCTAAAAAAATATCTAAACTGGGTGGTCGCTTGCCTTCGTAATCTGCTACAAGTTTTAAAGCTTGCTCTCTGTCTAGCCTCTTGTTTCTGATGTCTATAGATGTCAGATGAGAAGACCTCGCATAGCCACGTTTTATATATTTAATATAATCTCTTACTCCCTGAAGATAACATTCAATTTTTTCATATTCGTATCAATGTATCATTCATTCTTCACCAGAGCTGGTGAAGAATGAATGATACATTAAAGCGATTTGTATCCATTCTATTGCTCCTTTTCTTTGGCTCGACTCAGCCAGAACCATAACCATAGCCAGAGCCATAACCAGAGCCAGAGCCATCGCCAGAACCATCGCCAGAACCATAACCAGAGTCATAGTCATAGCTATAACCATAACCATAGCCATAACCATAGCCATAACCATAACCAGAGCCATAACCAGAACCATCGCCAGAGCCATGGCCAGAACCATAGTCAGAGCCAGAACCATAACCATAGCCAGAACCATAGCCATCGCCAGAGCCATAGCCAGAACCATCGCCCCTCGTATATCTTATGTCTATTGTTTCCATATTTTGACTCCTGCAATAGATTTTCTTGCCTGTTCAGTCATTTTAATAATTTCACAAACTTCCATAATTTTAATATCATCTACTTCGCAAGGAAATTTACAATCCTTGGAATTTTTTACTCCTTCCATTGCTAATTGAGATAAAGAAGAAGCTCCACTCCAATACCACAACCGCCTTGCTTTTGATAATTCAACTTTTCTACCATCCTCTGATTCTGATTTCAAATAACCACAATGACAACCAGAAGAACAACTCCGAATACAAACATAATCCATTCCATCTAATTTTTGAGCAGATACACTTACGCTTTCCTGAGGCACATAATCTACTCCATTGATACTAATTACTTTTACATCTGTTTCCATAATTCCTCCCTTGTTAGTCTCGGCTGGCTTGTTGAGCAGTTGGTCTGCAATGTAATGGTGGATAGACATTTCAGGGTAGTGGTTTCGCCCAATAGTCATCTCCCAAATAGAGTTTCCAACCATCATTTCTCTAACCTGAGCATACATCAGGCTACCACGCCATCAACAAACCAAACCGAGTTAGTCATTTAATAATTCATTTTACTAACTGCGTCAAGCACTTCCTGAATCTCAGAATTGGCTTTGAGTTTCACCAGCACATCTTCAATCTCCTTTAATTCTCCCTCTAACTTCTTCTTTCTTAACTCCAATCGCTGTGTGATGGATAATGATTTTTCACAACTAATTATTCCACTTGGTGCTTGTAATGATTTATCATACATTTAAACCTCCCTCCCCTTCCCTTGTCAAAAACCGAGTTAGTCATAATTCTCTCTTTTATACTCTGCAAGTTGAAAATCGTGAACCAATTTAAAAGCGTGTTTCATATCCCAGCCAATAGTAGCGTGGCGAGTTCTCATTCGTTGAAATAAGATTATAGGTTTCTTCCCACTCTTCCTTGCTCTGATAACTTCATAAGTGCCTTTTGTCAGCTCTATCAACCATCCTCTAGTTATAAGAAATTTCTTAAAAGCATTAAACTTACTTTCGTGCAAGAGATTTCTATTTATAGGCACTTCTTCCCCCTCTTGTTAATTATATCAATTGTCTCGTTAATCTTGTCTTCAATTTGGTTAGTAGTTACTCCACTAAAAGCTAATTTTAACTTCTCAATCTTTTTCTCTGGGGGGAGCTCGGTAACTTCTACCTTGCCTGTATGATGAAATTGTAAGCAATTCTCAATGTTTTTTTCACACCAAACTTTTCCAGACATTCGTATCTTAAATATCTTTTCTTTCATTTCTTCCTCCTTACCTTACAAGAGTTAAAACCACTTGTGTTCTATCCTCTTTAATAAATATTGCTGTTTTCATTTATCCCTCGCTTTCATACTATGCTCCCTCCTGATTCGTTAAGCATATTTTGGGTAGATTGGTCTATATCTGGCTCTTGTGTTGGTTGTAGCTGTAAAGTCTGTTTGCGCTTAAATTCTTGGAGTTCATAATTTGCGTCTTGTTTCTCTTTGCCGGGCTTGGCGTTTTGGTAGTTGTACCAGAGGTCTAATGACTGTTTATGTAAGTCGTTCATTGTCTTTTTTCTCCATATGTCCTATTTTGATTGGTTCGGGAATATGTTCTAAATGTCCTTTTTGATTATTACTTGCTTCAATAAATCCAACTACTCGCATATTTTCTTCAACGCTTCTTTTTAAAAATAATCTATATAAATCCTTAAATCGCTTCTCTACGAAAGGCATTTCTTTTATTAACTGTGAGCAAAGCCATTGCCAACCCCCAAGCTCTTTTATACAATAGGGAATTACCTCATCAGCAAATTCTATGCTTGCATAATAACCACCTTTTTGGATCGCTTCTCTAACTCGAAGCCACGCCATAAGTGCTTTATCTTCTCTTGTGCCTTCTAAAAATTCTAATATATCAGCCGGCTTAGGGAATGTGCTATACTTACGGACTTTAAGACTTTCCGAAATAGCATATTTAACTTGTTCTTCCGTATAATCTTTAAATGCCTCATAATATACATCATAAATAAATTCACTAGGTTGTTTATTATAAAGTTCACAAAGTCCAACTATGAGATTTACAAAGGCTTCTTTATTCAACATCTATAATGTTCTCCTTTTTTAACCAAGACTGCCCTATAAAATATGCCTTAACCCCTGATTCTGTTAGCTTTGTAGTAGTTTCACGTTGATTAAGATATGACTCAAATTTTGGTGAATATAAAGTTTGAGGGCGAAGAAATTTGCACATCTTCTCATCTGCACCCCAAGCCCGAAGCATTTTACGATGAACCGTTTTAAAATTATCAAGACTAAAACCTTCATTAATGCGGGCATTTATTAACTCTTTTGTTTTTAGGGTAGTTGTTTTGTAAGAAGTGCCTAAAACAAGATTCAAGTCCTCTACTATATATTCCTTTAACTTAACTTCTTTTATATTAACTTCTCTTATATTAGGCGGGACTGTTCGTTGACCATTCGACGATTGTTCGTCGATTGTTCGTGGAATTGGCAACTTAGATGGCTGAGACCTATCTATCCTTTGATGTTTCAAGAAGTTATGAATAAAACCATATTGTAAATCATTAACTTCATACCATTGAATTTTACTATTTATCTCTTTTTTGAGTTTTTCTATCTCAATTTTTTTATCATAAGGAAAGATTTGTGATTTTAATAAGTTATTATGAGCCTTAAACCTTCCTTCATCATCAGCAAAATTCCATAAACCAATATAAAACAATCTTGCAGAATGGGACCATAATCCTATTTCTTCATCACTCCAAAACTCAGGATCAATCATTCGTTTGCGTGGCATAGCATATCTCCTTTGACAAGCCCATTTAGTTATTGTTTTTTGAAAATCAAATAATTTCTTAGGAATATCAATATTTTTGATTCCTTCAGAATAACCATAATTCAATTTAGTCTTTAAAAAATCTTTATATATCATCAGTAAGTTACATTAGTAAAGTAAAAAAAGTTATACAAGCAGCAGAGATCCAATATCCTACTCTTGCCCAATCATTATGAAGTCCATATACAGTAGCCGCTGCCACATCTAGCACTATTAGAATTGTCGGAAACAATTTTGGGTTCATCTTTTCCCTACCCACGAATACCAACTTTCCTTGCTTTTGAATCCCCGGAATAACTTTTCAT